TCGGCGAGGGGGGCATTCGAAGACTGAAGTAATTGAGGATGGGTTCGTACTGCAAAACTTGTTAGGGATAAAAGCGAATTTAACGGTAATTGGTCTTATCTGCACTTTGATAAACCGGGAATTAAAAAATACTTACCCAGTACTATATATACGATTTCAATCGATATAAAACCGAGTGTTATTACACAAATTGCCGCTAACATCAAAAATGGAGACGGCACAAATCCTATAGCAAATGATGCAAAAACAAAAGAACTGATTGCGAATTCTTGGAATAAAGTGATTTGGAAAATAAGAACATATTCATCACTACCTGAATTAAAACAACAAGTATTATATTTGATTAAAATGAATTCTGGTGTAGGAATTTCTTACCAATTTCGAAATCTAAAGATTGAAAAAGGAACAGAAGCAACTGCCTGGACGCCAGCTCCTGAAGACACTATCGGCAATGGTGACTACCCGAACTCAATCTTTACGAACACCATTCCCGTTAAGAAAAACACACAGTATGCCTACGGTCTGGAAAATGCTGGTACGTTACCAGCCCACACCGTGCGATATCTGAAATCTGATGGAACATATATCAGGTCGGAAGACATCGCGGAAAATCAGACTAGTGGTATCAGAACCGTAACATTTGATGGGGACTATGATATTGAGATCATGTTCCCGGACGGCTTAACAGACGATGAAAAAAATAATTTCTATTATAGGAGGATTGGAATAATGTCAAAATTTTTGGACACAGCCGGATTAACTTATCTCTGGAGCAAAATCAAAACAGCACTCGGCAAAAAGGTAGATAAAGTAGACGGAAAAGGGCTGTCTACAAACGACTATACAACAGCAGAGAAAAACAAACTGACAGGAATCGCAGACGGTGCAAACAAATATGTGCATCCGAGTTACACAGCGAAAACAAATGGACTGTACAAAGTGACCGTGGATGCAACCGGACACGTATCTGCCACGACAGCAGTTACTAAGACAGATATCACGAATCTGGGAGTGCCTGGAAGTAACACAACCTATTCCGACTTTAAGGGGGCAACAGCGGATGCGGCAGGTGCACACGGACTGGTACCGGCACCGGCAAAGGGAACGACTGGATCATTCTTGAAGAGCGATGGAAGCTGGCAGGCACTCTCACTGGATAAGAACCTTGGATTAGATGAAGGATTTTTGGAATTGAACTGGGGTGACAGCTATTCCAGAGTAATCATTCCGGCAGCTACAGCATCTCTTGCAGGCTTCATGCCGGCTGCAATGTACACAAAACTGAATGATCTGCCGACAAATGCAACGTTGGCCAGTACCTACGCGAAAAAAACCGACATCACGGGCGTGTACAAGTACAAGGGTTCCCTGGCGGATGCAACGAAACTGCCGACTACAGGGCAGGTTACCGGTGATGTGTACAATCTGGAAGCAGCATCTGATTATGGACCGGCAGGAACGAATGTAGCATGGGACGGTAAAGCATGGGATGCACTGGGCGGTCTGTTCGTAGTTGATGCGATCACCAACGCTGAAATTGACGCTATCTGCGTGTGATTCATTGACGCAGTCATAATAAGGAGGAAGAAACATGGCGTATCTGGACAAGTCAGGGCTTACTGAGTTATGGAAGAAAGTGAAAAGTTATGTGGATGCCAATGGCGGCGGAACACCGACAACAATTACAGGAAATGCAGGTTCAGCAACCAAGCTCCAGACAGCACGGGCAGTAGATGGCGTCAATTTCAACGGTACGGCTGACATTGCCCATTATGCCGTGTGTTATACGACAGGCTCGACCGCCGCAAAGACGGTCAGCCTGACGAACTTCAAGCTGGTAGCTGGTGCGAGAGTGTTCGTGCGGTTTAGCTACGCCAACACTGCAAGTAACCCAACACTGAATGTCAATTCTACCGGGGCGAAAGCAATTCAATACAGAAACAGTGCCATACCTGCAAACCTGATCAAGCAGTATGCAGTATTGGAGTTGGTGTACAGCGGATCATATTGGTATGTAGTTGGCGATATTGATGCAGCAGTGGTTCTGTCAACGGCAGCAGTAACACCGTCAGCAATAACAACGTGGGCGTATTCGGCGGCAATCAGCACACTGGCAAATTACGATGAGATTCGTGTGTGGCTGGAAGTTTCTGACGGGCAGAAAGGCTGGGTAACACTTACGCGAAGCGATCCGGCAGAAACCGTGATCACAATGTACCTTAGTTCTACATACAATGTGCGTGTGCAGCTGAAATGGGACACCGCAAACAATAAGGTAGGCGTATATGTACGAAATATCGGTTCAGGTTGGACAGTGGGACAAGTGAGCATGAAACGCATCGAAGGGGTGAAGCTGAAATGAGTAGAAAAGCAGAATTATTAGATGCGATCAACCATGATGCGGCACTCATACCTCTTGTTGATGAAGCAGTATTTTTGGAGGGCCGATTGGAGGAGCTGAAAAAACTGCCATTTATTAAGGTTCATCCAAAAGATTCTACCAAACAGAAAGCGACAACGGCACAAAAGCAATATAAAGAGCTTTTGCAACAGTATGTCAATATCATTCGTGTATTGATCAGGGCAACAGGAACAGATGAAAGCGATGATGAGTCACCGCTCAGAAAGTGGGTAAATTGTGTTAATTCAAAATACAACAATCTGGACTCCTGACAATTCGTTTCTTCTGGAGTACCGTGCACGTGCAGAAACGGGCGAGATCATCATAGGTCAGGAGTTATGGCAGGAACTGGACAACTTGGCAGAGGATTTTTATAACGATCGGTATTTTTACGATACGGATGCGGCAAGTCTGAGGATGGATTTTATGGAAAACTGCGTGCGGCTGACAAAATCGCCGTACTATAACAAACCTATGGTGTTGATGTTATGGCAGAAAGCATGGATCGAAGCGTTTTACAGCTTCAAAATGGCAGAAACCGGATTTGACCGGTTCAAGAAAACCATCTTGCTGATTGCCCGAAAGAATACCAAAAGCGAAACATCCTCAGCCCTGGCAAACAGTGAGTTTATTGTAGGAAATGAAGGTGCAGACATATGCTGCAGTTCAAACGATGAAGCACAGTGCAGCATCGTTTACGATGCCATTGATCTGATGCGGCAGCTCTATGATCCGGGTGACCTGGATACAAAGAGAAACCAGCGTTTCATCCTCAACAAGGCAACGAACACGAAGATCTTTAAGATGTCGGACCGCACCAAAAACAAAGAAGGACGAAATATTGACTTTGCCATCGTGGACGAAACCCATGAAATGAAAGAAAACATCATAGGAAAATCCATCGAACAGTCACAGAGCCTGAAAGACAATCCAAAATTCATCGATATTACGACAGAAGGATTTGTGATAGACGGCTATCTGGACGATGAGCTGAAAAAAGCCAGAAAGGTGATCACAAAGGAAGATGACACACTGGCAGGCGAAAGGCTGTTGCCCTGGCTGTATACGCAGGACAGCGAACAGGAAGTCTGGAACGGAAACCGGAAGAACCGACTGTGGCAGAAGTCAAATCCGACACTTGGGATTGTCAAAAAGTGGGAATACCTGGAAGAACAGGTTGACATGGCAAGAGAATCGAAAGCAGATCGTATTTTTGTACTTTCGAAAGATTTCAACATCAAACAAAACGGCACAGAAGCCTGGTTGAATCTGGAAGATTATGAATATCATGCAGTGTATGACCTGGAAGAATTTCGCGGATGTATCTGCATGGGTGCGGTCGATCTGTCAGAAACAACCGACCTGTGTGCGGCAAAAATTCTGATGATGAAACCAGGCGATCCGACCAAGTACATCTGTCAGCATTACTTCATACCGGAAAGTAAGCTGGAAGATTCCGATGACTGGAACGCAGGGGCACGTTATAAGGAATGGGCAAAACTTGGAGTCCTGACGATCACAGAGGGCAATGACATTGATCTGGCAAAAGTGGCAGACTGGTTTTACCAACTGTATACCGACTACAACATCCGTCTGTGGAAATGTGGATACGACCAGCGATTCGCAAAAGACTGGATCAATCGCATGGGGTTCTACGGCTGGCAGCGTACCAGTGATGAGGATTCGGATCTGGTTATGATTCTGCAGAACGCTCAGACACTTTCGAATGCGATGAAACTGTGCGAAGCAGATCTGAAACACCAGCTGATCAATTACAACGAAAACGTTATGGATCGTTGGTGCTTCAAAAATGCAGGCATCAAAGTGGACGATCATGGGCAGTGTCTCTGCATCAAACAGGAAACAAACAAGCGAATAGATGGTGCGGTCTGCCTGATCATCCTGTATGAAATGTACAGGAGATATCGCACGGAGTTCATGCAGATCATTGCGAATGAGAAGTGAGAAAGCAGGTAAATATATGGGATTTTTTGACAGATTAAGAAGAAAACCACCAAAGACGCAGAAATGGGCACAGACACTGAATGGTTATGCCCCTGTGTTTTCACAGTTTGGGACAAACATTTATGCTTCCGACGTTGTGCAGCAGGCGATCAAGTGCATCGTGGATGAGATGAAGAAATTAAATCCTGCACATATCCGATACAACGGAAACGACCCGGTGCCGGTAAACGATGACATCCAGACAGTTCTGAATAATCCGAACCCGCTTATGACAACGAGCGAATTCCTGGAAAAGATCCTGTGGCTGTTGTTGCTGAATTACAATGCATTTGTCCTTTCGACCTATTACATATGGGAAGATGAAAAGGGGATTCAGAAAAGGAAATACAGTGGACTCTATCCGCTGAAGCCGACACAGGTGGATTTTATCGAAGACGGATCGGGGCGGATGTATGTAAAAATGCGTTTTGAAAACAATTTCGAAACGACCGTGCCATACGATGACCTCATCCACATCAAATACAATTATTCCGTCAATGAATATATGGGCGGCGATGCGTCCGGCCAGCCGGATCACACGGCACTTCTGAAAACTCTGGAACTGAATGACACACTGCTCAAAGGAATCGCAAAAGCGATGAATTCGAGTTATGCGGTCAATGGTGTTGTAAAGTATAACACAATGCTGGATGACGGAAAGATAGAAGCAGCGTTGAAGGAACTGGAACGAAAACTGAACAATTCAGAGAGCGGATTTTTGCCGCTGGATTTGAAAGCGGAATATACACCGTTACAGCATGAAATCAAGCTGGTGGATGAAGAGACGCTGAAATTCATTGACGAAAAGATTCTGAGGAACTGGGGTGTACCGTTATCTATTCTG